AAGCAACATTTTTCTCCAGGGCGGGGCATACCTTTTGTGTGCGTGGCTTTTTGTCACTTCGATAGTCCTAGCTGTGAGGCAGGGGAAAAAATAACAACCAAGCAAAGCGTGGAGCTCTGGGTTGGTGAGATAGAACCCGCCCCCCAGGGCTCTAAGCGTTATGTGGGCGGCAACCACGCCAGCGGTGGCAGGTTCATAGAGGCCAGCAAGAAACTAGCCCCATTTCGTGAGGGCATTGCCGCCGCAGTAAAAATCTACCTAGATCAACACCCAGACTTCCAGATGTTCACTGAACCCGTAAAGGTCACAGCAACATTTGTCATGCCAAGGCCCAAGACAGTCAAGCGCCTCTGGCCATCCGTAGCCCCAGACTGTGACAAGCTCCAGCGCTCATTAGGGGATTCCATAAGCCTAGAAAAGTATGGCCAGCTGATGACTGATGATGCTTTGATTGTCCAGTGGGAGGCTCAAAAGGTTTACGGGGAACCAGGTGAAATGGGTGTCCATTTCAAGATTGAGCCCGCTGACATTCCCTGGCACCTTGGCTAGATCCGACACGCCCACTAAATAAAACTTGCACAATGATGCACCATTCATGCTAGAGTCTTATCAAGCGCACCACCAAGGCACATGAAAGGGCCCGAAATGATAAAATTTACCCCCCAAGTAACTGGTTACACAGTTAGGAATAAGCACAATTGTGGCATTTGTTGTGACGGCAAAAATCAAGGCAGAATAAGTTCTATAAACATAAGAGCTGATAATTTAGCAACTCTTTACAAAGAAATAAACATGCTGCCTGGCGTGGGTGAGCTTATCGGCGAACCAATCCCAGCCACTTGGCAATCAGGAAAGTTCATGGCTTTCCCTTTTGAGCCCGTAGGGGTGTAGAACCAATGACCAAGGACACCAGACAGTTCCTGTCACTGATCACACTAGGTCTAATCGGCCTAGTGCTGGTCCTCACAGAGTCACACCGTCACCTACTAGCTTGGGCGTGGCCTTTTGCCGTGTCCTTTTACAACACGCACATTGCGTTCTAAGAGAGGTAACCATGTTCACAGAGCTCAGGTATAAAATCGCAGACCGCCTGTTCACCACTGAGTTGGATGAAGCTTTCAACTCAGGGTATAGACACGGCAAAAGCATCCAAGCCTCACAGCTGAGGGTCATGATGGAATACAAAAAAGACAGAGAGCGTGAACTGGGAATGACCAAGACTCAAGCTCTTGGCTATGAGCGCTGTTTGGAGGTTGTCACAGATGCAATCAAGTAAGTCAGTTCCAGCGGATGTGGCCGCCCAGCACTATGTGGAGGGCTTAGAGCGTGGCAAGAACTCTGAGCGTGACAGAGTGCTCAGGATAATCTTGAGCGAACTCCAGACCACCGTGAACATTGCCCAGGCCAACGGCACCACCAAGACACGGGAACACGCCGCTGTTCAGGTAAAGCTGGGCCTACTTTACGAAATGGTCAAGTGATGGATGATCCAGTAAACCACCCAGCGCACTACACCAGCCACCCAAGCGGGGTTGAGGCCATTGACATAACCAGGCACATGAATTTCAACCTCGGCAATGCGGTCAAATACATTTGGCGGGCTGGGCTCAAAGGGGACAGCATTGAGGACCTACAAAAGGCCCGTTTTTACATCAGTGATGAACTGGAAAGGCTCAGCAATGACTAGGGCCTGTGTCATAAGCCACAAGAGCCCCATGGAGGCCAATTATGGCTTGCTGTGTGCAATGTGTTATGACGGCCTTAGAAGTGCCCTACAAGGGGCCCCAAATGCGTTACAGCATCTGAGGGAAATCTATGTGATGCGCTCTCCCATGGAACTGGATACACCCAAGCCGCTGAAAAAAGACCCACCAGCCCCTTTCAACCTTGATGCCTGGCAACTGGCTGAGGACATGTGGCAAGCCCTCACAGGTGGTTACATTCCAGTGAAGTGGAATCACATCCAGGTTTATGGAAAGGCCAGAGAGATCTGCCAAGCGCTTCACCAGGACATTGACAACCTAGTCAACCGCAAAGAGGTCATTTATCTAATGCCCCTAGTAAAAACACTTGATCAAGCGCTCTACCGGTACCCGCTGGAGGAAAAATCTAGAACCACATTGCTCCCGTGCCCAAGCTGTAACCTAAAAACCGTCTACAGCCCCCCAGCTGAGTTTGGTGATGACCTCCAGGTCAAGTGCCACAGTTGCGGGTTCGTAATCCCGCCAAAAAAGATGGCATTTTACGCCAACCTGGCTGAGAGAGAGAGGGTCTGATGAATGACTTGCAAGCAACATCACACGCTGACAGGGTTAGGGAAAACTACCGCAAGCAAGGCGAACAAAGAATCATTGACCTACTTTTGGACAGGATAAATGAGAACCCAAGCCTGACCACTGATTACATGAAATACCTACTTGAAAGCCTAAAAAAATGACATTTACTATCCTTCACGGCAACAACCTAGAAGTTCTGCCAACACTTGCAGACAACTCGGTGGACTCAATCGTCACTGATCCACCCTATGAGCTTGGCTTTATGGGCAAAGGGTGGGACAGCTCAGGCATTGCTTATTCAGTAGAGCTTTGGGCTGAGTGCCTAAGAGTCCTCAAGCCTGGCGGTCACTTGCTTTCATTCGGCGGCACTCGAAAGTTTCACCGAGTAGCCGTTGCGATTGAAGATGCTGGCTTTGAAATCCGAGACAACATCGCTTGGCTTTATGGAAGCGGTTTCCCTAAGTCTCTAGATGTCAGCAAGGCAATAGACAAAGCGGCAGGAGTAGAGCGTGAACAGATACTTGCAACAGGTGGTTTGCATAAAAACAAAAATTTGAACGATGATAATTGGTCAAAAATTGGGACTGAGGCAATGATGGATTCTAATCAACCCTCAACACCCGAAGCCCAACAATGGAAAGGCTGGGGAACAGCACTAAAGCCAGCGCACGAACCCATAATCGTAGCTCGCAAGCCACTAGAAGGAACAGTCGCTCACAACGTCCTAACACACGGCACAGGGGCGCTCAACATAGACGGGTCGAGGATTGAAAGTAGCGACGGCCAGCAAGTCCGACCATCTGCTACTAAATCAGAGGGCTGGGGCATGGGCAATGGCACAGAGAACTGGCAGTCACACACCCAAGGCCGCTGGCCCGCAAACATGATCCTTGACGAACACACGGCAGGGTTACTAGACGAACAGAGCGGGCTTAGTAAAAGCACGAACACAGAACGCAACAATTCGGCACGCTCTAATCAGTCTTTTGGCTTGGAAGATAAAAACGTCACTGGCGGCCACTCAGACAGCGGTGGAGCATCACGTTTTTTCTATGTAGCAAAAGCCTCAAAGCGTGACAGGAATGAAGGGCTAGAGGGTTTAGAGGATAAGGCAAACTCAAAATTTGCTCAGGACAAGTGGTCTTTGGAGAACATGAGCTTTGGCAACACAGCGCCAGCTAAGAACTTTCACCCAACCGTAAAACCAACCGCACTAATGGGATACCTAGTCAAGCTAGTAACACCACCTAATGGCACAGTGTTAGACCCGTTCACTGGGTCAGGCTCCACAGGCAAGGCGGCAATTCTGAACGGCTTTGACTTTATCGGGATCGAAATGACCGAGGACTACCTACCGATTATCAAGGCAAGGCTAGAACACGCCGAAACAGAGTTTGCTGAAGCCCAGGCAGACAAGGGGCTTTTCTGATGCCTAACTACCTATTTGGGTGCAAAACATGCCCCATAACCATCACAATCCACAGCCCCATGGACCAGGTAAAGGTCCCAGGATGCCTAAATTGCATGACAGCAATGACCAGGGACTATTCATTCTCTGATGTCCACTTCAAGGGCCAGGGATTCTACTCAAAGGACAAAAATGATTGACATGGCTGACATGAGCGGCAAAATCCTCTGGACAAAAGGCCGTGAAGCCGGCGTTGAGGCAGAGCGTGAGCGCATAAGCAAAATGGCTCAAGCAAGGATCTGTTTTGACTTTCAAGGGTCTGGCAAGTGTGACCATTCGGTCTGCTACGGCATGGCAGAGCTAATTATAACAATTAGAGAGGCACAAGTTGATTGATGAAAGCAACGACAGCAACAAGCTTTATTGG